GAAATGATCAACTGGGTGCGCCTTGACGTCAACAACAACGACGCCAACGCCGCCTGTGAATCAAACTGCAACGACATGTTACGCAATATGTTTTATCACGGACGCGCCATCTTCGATGACGCCCGTTCACGTATTCTTGAACATGCCCCTAACTACAACCTTCTCTCTTTTATGCCACTCTACATGGAATTTACTCAAACTGGCGCAATATCTGATCCCACCAACGCCTTCGGATACACCCGCCAACTCATCTAAACCCGCCCTCACATGTTTTCCCCCTCTCTCTTGGACTCTCTCGCTTCTCTCTACAAAGAAAATTGTTATGCTAATCAATTAGACCTAGCACTATTCAATTTGATCTCAAATGGATACCCCAGATTTAATGTCATTCGAACCCCTAGAACCCACATATGAAGAATTCGTGCCGCAAGAAACCGTCGAAACCGCCTCCCCATCGGGTGGTGCCGACGAAAGTCTTGACACGGCTGAACACCAAGTAGACTCCTCCCAAGGTGTCAATCTGGTTGAAGAAAAATCTCCTGACCGTATTGTCGCTCACAACGCTGTTCACGCCAATACTCGTGCTGAACGCCATCTAAATGATTCCTCTTGGAGTCTTGATAAGATGCTTAACCGCAAAACTCTTGTCGACACTCTCACATGGAATTTGACCGATGCTGTTGGCCACAACATTGCCACATACGACGTAATTCAAGACCTCCTTCGTCAGGATATTGTTTCTCAACCATTCCTCCGTTTTCAACAATGGCGTGCTAAATCCATCAAAATTCACGCTACTGTTATTGGCACACGTTATTTTTCTGGCCGCCTTCTTATGGCCTTCCAACCAACCCAAGTACCAAAATCTCATTGGCTCAATGTCCCCACACTCGACCAACTCGTAACCATGCAACATGCTTTCCTCAATCCATCTGCTGGCACCACCACTGAATTTAACATTCCATTCAACCTCTACAAAGGATGGCTTGATCTAGAAAAAGGTGACGCGCTTGGACAACTATCTCTAGTTGTCTATAATCCGCTCTTATCAGCGGTTGGCGGTCCCAATTCTGTTCAAATCAAAGTCTTTCTTAGTATTGACGGTTCTGAATTTAAAATTCCTCGATCTGGTGGCGCTACTTACATTGACATGTTAAAGCGCGAAATTGCAAAATACGAAGTCCGCAAAGTATCTGCCCAATCTGGTATTTTTGCTGGCGTTGGAAAGGACATAGATGATCTCGTGGGCACCATTATTCCCGGCAATTTAGTCGGTGATCTTCTTGGTGCTCTTCTCGACAAACCCCAAGTTTCCACTCCACCGGAACTTAAGGTCGTCAAGGACCAGGGCTATCTATCCCATGGTGTCTCAGTTGACTTCGTTGAAAAACTACAATTAGATCCAACCAAGCAACAATTCTGCGATAAAGAACATTTCGCTTCTGACACCAATGCCCTTATGCTTGACTCATTAATAAAACAACGAATCTCACGCGTAACAACACTCAATTGGCCTTCCACCTCTGCGGTTGGAACCCAATTGTTCAAATATTCCGTCGGTCCTCTTCCTGAACGCATTCCAACAACGCCCTTTCCAGTCTCTCTGATGTCATATTTTTCTATGAACTTCGGATTTTGGCGAGGCGCTATCGATTTCATCTTCGACGTTGTTGCAACTCCTTTTCACGAAGGACGCATCGACATTACCTACCACCCAAACCGCATGACCATCCCAACCGATTACAATACAGCTATGTCGCAGTATTTGGCCTCATTTAACATTCGTAATGGCCAAAATTGCATGCGAGTACGCTTCCCCTGTCTCAGCGAGACTCCATGGAAAATAGTCTGGTCTGGACAAACTTTGTCCGACACGGATTCTGAATCACACCATTTTTCGGACTATTTCAGTGGAACTTTCGCTGTCTGGGTGAGCGCTCCCTTGCGTGCCCCAACAACTGTGGCT